TCGCTTTAGGGGGTGATCACGACGGGGACACTTGAGGCTTACCCTCAGTGTGCGGACTACTACCAATCCACCCATCAATTCGCGCTGCACGATGTACGCAGTGCCAGGCCTGGGCCTCAAACCACTCCCGCCAGTCCGTTGAGGACTTCGCCCCGTTGCAGCGGCGGCATGCCGGCACCAGGTTTTCGGCCACCGTCAGCCCGCCCCGGGAGCGCGGCAGCACGTGGTCGAGGGTGTCGGCCTGCTCAGAGCAGTAGGCGCAGGCGTGGTCCCACTCGGCGAAGATCCTGCGGCGGAATCGGGCCTTGGTGGCTTTCTTGGGCTGGAGCTCGGTCTGATCGATCAGGTGATCGAAGGGCATCAGCGCTCAGCGATGACTGCCCATCCCGTGTTCGCGCCTTCCACCATCCACCGTGGGCCGAAGTTCCGCCGGCTGTACCTGGCGAACCGGGCCACGCCTCCCAGGGTGGCGCCGCTCACCAGATCGGCCTCACCGAACGGGTCGTGCACGACCAGGTGATCCTTCGTGTAGCCCACCACGATCAGCCAGTGACCGCCGCCGGAGGGTGCCGACACCGGGCCGCGGTGCAGGAACCCGACCGGCACGGGCACGCCGCGGTTGATCTGCTGCTCCAGGTCGGCGAACCCGGCCACCTTGGTGAACTGCGCCCGGATCCCGAAGCTCGACAGCGCCCGAATCTGCGCGGTCGGGTCGGTCGTGTCGCCGTACTGCTGGACCCGCTTCAGATACTGATCGTCGCCGTTCGGGCCGGCGAGGGTCCCAGGCTTGAGGTACTGCAGCAGCATGGCGCAGCTGGAGCTGAAACACATCCGAGCCGACTGGGCCCGGTCGGCGCTGTCCATCTGCGCATACCAAGGCACCTGCAGCGGGTTGCCGTAGCCGGTGGCCTGCTGGAGCTGCTGCCCCACAAACAGCGCCACCTCCGCAGCCCGCCTGCGGGTCAGTCCGGGCAGCTCCTTGCCGTCGGCCTTGTTCCACCTGGGCAGCTCTGCCGCCACCACCTGCGCCGGATCCTCACCCGCCAGGATGCGCCGCCGCAGGGTGGAATCCTGCATCGCCCCCACTCCCACGTTGTAGGTCCACGACACCAACGCCGCAGCCCGGTTCGGTGGCCAGCCAGCCACCGCAGGGATCGCCCGGGCGAGGCCGTCGTAGAACCGCTGCAGATCGGCGTCCAGCTGCGCGTCAGCCTGCGCCTGGGTGATGCTCTGACCCTCGCGCACCACCTTGCCGGCGATGATGGTCGAACCCCATCCGATGGTGGGCACGCCGGCCGGGCACAGGTAGGCCTTCAGGTGGCACCCCTCGAACTCGCGCACGATCGTGCGGGCCGGTGCCAGCCAAGCGGCCGGCGGTGCCGGCGCTGCAGGGCTGCCCTGCGCCCGCCAGCCGTCCGTGAACTCCTGCAGAATGTCCGGGTGATCCCTCAGTCGTTCATCCAGTCGGCCCAGGGCAGCCAGCTGGTGAGGGGTGATGGTGCCGGCGCGGGCGAGATGCTCGGCGGCGCCGCGAACGGTGGCGAAGGTCATTTCAGATCGGGCAGGCGGTCGCCAGTGGCGTGATCAGCGCGGCGGTAGAGCCGGCGCCAGGTGGGCTTGACGACCAGCTCTGCAAAGCCGGTGGTGAGGGTCCACACCGCCAGCCCCAGCAGCAGGTCAGCGTTCGGGTGCAGCGTCATGCGTCGGGGTCGGTGGGGCGGCTGGATTCGCGGCGGTGGAGGGCCGGGTTCTTGGTCCAGTACCCCACGACTCCGCCCGCAGCCGCGCCCAGGGCCAGGTCAGAGGCGCGGGCGATCATGCTGTGGCCGGTCATCCAGCAGCTGTCCAGATCCTTGCCAGCCACACGGCAATCGATGATGTAGCCGACGCCGCCGACGATCGCCAGGCCGGCTGTCACGGCTCCCAGCCACGCGGGCGCTTGACGGGTCATGTCGGATTTCATCGCCCCGCCTCCGACCGTCGCTCCACGTCCCTGAGCCGCTCTTCGTGGTCTCTGAGCATCTCCTGGATCCCTCCCAGGATGGTGGTGGTCCGGGCCTCGAATCTGCCCAAGCCGTTGGCGATCTTCCAGAGGGCTGTGACTCCTGCGCCGCAGAGGCCGAGAGCGGCAACGACGAACTCGGGTCCCACGGATGCTGCGGTTGCTGCCTCAGTCTGCGGACCCCGCCCTAGATCACCTGCAGTAGCTGCACTGTCACGTCGAACAGCAAGCCGCTGCGGTGGGTTTCCGCAGGCTCAGCGGCATAGACCCAAGCCGTGCCAAGCGGCACGATGTTCGCCGGGTCGCTGTGGCCTGCCCAGATCACGTTCGGCAGCAGGAACGACCGGGCGCCACCGTTCTGGCCGCGGTAGTGATCGCGGATCTCCTGGGCCTGGTCCTGGCCAATCGTTTCGTAGACCAGCTCCAGGTTCACGCTGTAACGCGTATCGCCATGCAGGAACCGCACCGAGCCACCGCCGAAGCCCGTCTCGGTGGTGACGGGGAACAACCCGAAGCCATAGCGACGGCGAGCTGGCCTGATCGCCGGGAAACTGGCCATCAGCTCTGCAGGGTGATGACGCTGCTGCCGACGCTGAAGGTGGTGTTACTGGTGGTGACGTTCCCGCCGAAGTCGTTGTAGAACACCAGCAGGTCATTGGCCGCGGTGCCCGTGGACTTGTAGACCACGGCGCCGGCAGCGGTGATCGTGGAGCTGGCCCAGGATTCGGCGGCGAACGTCAGCGTGGTGCGGTCGTTCGCGTTGTCGCGGGCCACGGTGCAGGTCACGGTCTTGCCGCCTGCGGTGTATCCGCCCGATGCCGCCACCTCGTTGGTCACGTCGGCCCGGTCGGCGTGCGTGTCCTTGTTCGGGGTGTAGCTGCTGGTCACCAGCATCATCTTGAAGGTGTTGGTGTCCAGGTCGATATTGGCCCTGGCCAGATCCTCGTGGAAGGAGTTGTAGATCAGGGATGCCATGGCGCTGAAGGGTTTAGGGTCAGGCTATCCAGCGGACGATTACTAGGCCTGAGCCGCCTGATCCTCCAGATCCGGTTCCGCCTCCTGTAGATGAACCACCACCTCCACCACCGCCAGTATTAGCTCCGCCGCTGGTTCCATTTTGGTCGGTCGGAGCGGCGCCACCACCACCTTGACCGCCAGATGATCCAAAGACGTTAGTCCTGCCGCCTTGGCCGCCAATGCAAACAGTTGCAGGGCCTGATTCAGGCGTCCATCCAAGCGATTCCAGCGCTATCCCTAGCCCGCCAAGTCCTCCTAACCCGTTGGATGCTGCCGCTCTATTGCCACCAGCTCCACCAGCTCCGCCGCCACCGCCACCGCCGAATGCGACTCCGCCGCCGCCTATTCCGCCTGCGTTGCCTTGACCCGTTGGGCTTGCCGCGCCACCGTTGGATGTCGCCGCATCATTGCGACCGCCGCCGCCACCGCTACCACCTAAGCGGCCGGCAGTTCCTGCGGTGTTTGTTATATTTGCCTCCCCACCGCCACCGCCACCGGCAACAGATTCAGCGCCGAAAGAGCTTGCAGCGCCATCAGACCCTTGGCCAAGCGCTGCGTTTGACGCCCCAGCGCCTCCAGATCCAACTGTCACCGTGACGTTTCCACTGACGCTTGCACCAGTGACAACACGCAACCCCCCGGCACCACCACCGCCACCACCCGAACGCGATCCACCCCCGCCCCCTCCGCCCACCAGCAATACGTCAACCGTGCTGGGGCTGCCTGCGGCAGTCCAGTCCCATGTGCCACTGGAGAGGAAGACTTCGTACTGGGCGGTCGGCCCTGCTCCGTCTTCAGCCACTCCAGCAACAATCCCCAGCGTGATCGCCTTGCTAATTCCCTGGACGCCTGCGCTATAAGCACCATTCGTAGCAATAGAAAAACCAATTCCTTCGGTTGTCGTTCCATCTGCGCTCGAATCGCCAATCGCAACACCCGTGGCCAGGCTAAGAGCAAGGGTTGCAAATACGCCATCAAGTTGCACAAGCGCAGCCCCGGCGGACAAACTAAGCGCAATCGTCTCGATAACCCCCGGCGCATACTCGCCGCCAGCGGCCACGCCAGCGCTCAGCCGCAGCCGCAGGAACAGATCAGCGCCCACCACGCTGGCGGTGGTCGGCGGCACTGTCTCCAGCGTCAGGCTGACATTGTGACCACCACAGGGGAGATCCTCAACCGAGCCTGGCCCTGCGTACCGCCAGAGGTAGTTGCCGGGCACGTAGTCGGTGATGCTGCCGTAGCTCGCCACCTCAGCCGGCAGGTCAAACGATCTGAACTGACCGCGCCGGCCGTTGTAGTGGTTCCAGATGTCGAGCATCTGCGCCTGTGTCAGGCCCAGAAATGTGAGGCGCAGCTGAGCGGCGAGGAGCACGTTGCTGTGCCTGACCCGATTCTGCGCGCCGCTAAATCCACTGAACGCAGTGGCGGGATACTCGCCAGGGGTGAAGGTGCGGGAGCTTGGGACCAGGGTGGGGAAAGCGGTCACGAGATCTTCGGAAGGCTTGTGATCAGGACGGGATTTTCGGGATCATCGTCAAAAGTAAGTGTTACAGTGCGAGTTACGGACATTTGAACGCTTTTAAATTGCACAAAAGGAGATCCGTTCCACGCAGAAAACACAAAAGATGTTACACCGCTCTGTAAAACTACGCTTACAAAAAGCGCCGGGATAGCATAGTTTGCAGGGCCTGAACCACACTCCTTGCCATCTCCACCAGTCCAATCCAAACCCTCGACAGTTATGGTTTGAACATTTTGCCGCGTATCTGTTGCAGTGTTATTTATTTCAGTCGTTGTGCAGTTTCCTGTGTTAACCCCTGCAATGCATTCGCAGAACGTGGATGATCCCTCCTCTGTAATCGTGATTGAGAAGCTCCTGCCGCCGACATCGTAAGTGCCGTCTCCCGGAGGCGGTTCTGGCTCAGAATCAACCAGCAAACACGGATCAGTGATATACGTCTCGCCATCATTTTCATATTCAAAGGAGACGAATCGGTAGTTCCAGTCATTGGCGCCCTGTGCATTGGAGCCAAGCTCATCAGGCGGGAAGACCGGGATGGAGAATCCTGATCTCGGCACACGCACCGCCGATCCAGGCACCACGTTGCCGTCTAGGTCTAGGTTGCCAATGATTGCAACGGTCGGAGTGTCTTCTGGCACGCCCTGCGGCGGCTGTCCCTCAAAGGAGTTTTGTTGCGGTGCTGGGCAAGCAAGCACCACGTTTGGCCGGAGATCTAGTGCGTCGCCTGGGTTGGGATCGGGTTCAGGGAGCCCGCCGCCGCCGCCGCCACCGCCACCGCCGCCGCCGCCGCCGCCACCACCGCCAATCGGCACATCAGGATCAATCGGCGTAATCTCCCCGCCCGGGTCAGGATCGGGAATCGTCCAATCATCGTCAGGAATCTCGTCGTCATCCTCTGGCGAGTTCAAATCACAACCCAGGCCCGTCAGGTTGCAGTCGTACAGATACCCCGTGCCCTGCGCGTTCACCACGTCCAGGGCGATCAGGCTGCGCAGCTGGGAATCGACTGGCATATGGCTGAGCTCATAGCCCACGTCGCCGGCCAGGGTCTTGGTGATCCGCTCCACCTGGTAGATGTAGTCATGGAACACAGAGCCACCGTTGAACGGATCCCGCGCCAGCCGGACCCGCACGATGCTGCCTTGCTGAAGCAGGGTGTTGTGCGCCTGAGGCCGCACCTTGAATCGGATCGTGTGGGTGCTGCGCACACGCTTGGAGAGGATGTAGGCGCCGACCTTTACGGCGTGATCTTCGCGGGTGCAGAACGCGCTCAGGTCGTGCGATTCGTAGGGGCCGTTCTCTGCTGTGCCTTGGTACCGCACCTCTGCGGTGCGCATGATCCCCAGGCAGTCCTCAAACTCCTGCCGCCAGATCATCTGCGCCACGAATGGCTGGCTGCTGCTCCAATCGCTGTAGCGAATATCGACGGACCCAGGGATCACCAAGTCGTCGTTGAACACGTACTCCACGGTGAGCGCCGTAGTTTTGATCGTGCCGTCGCTGTTCACCGGCAGCAGCGGTTTCAGGCCTTGCCGCCCGTTCACCGTCGCTGGCCTGAGTAGGTGGTAGCGCCCCCACCGGCTGAGCAGGTCGCTGTAGTTGACCGACTCCCTGATCCAGCAGTTGGTGGTGATGTCGTTGGCGTCGAGAAACCGGCTGGCGTCGGTGATCGAATCGGTGTCGATCAGCGGCAGCGGGATGCGGGCCGACTTGTCCATCAGCCAGTACGCCAGATCAGCGAACGAATCGCTCGGCGCTGCGGCCTGGTTGTCGAGCCAGCGTTTCACGTCCATGCCCTCCCGCACGAACACATGAACCTGGCGGTTCCACACGTCGAATCCATCAGGGATCGTGACTTCAAAGGAGAGCGTGCTGATCCCCCGGTAACGGCCGACCGAGCCGCAGTGGTAGGTGGCCTCGGGCTTGTCAAATCCCTCCCGCAGCTGGATCACGTTGGCCGGCTCCCAGCTCCCGGCGCGGCGGTCGTAGGTCTGCGCGGCGCTGCCCACCCGGCACTGGCGTTGGAACACGTCCCGCACCTGAAGCTGGCCAATCTGGCCCTCACTCAGGACCAGGTGGTAGTAGGCCGTGACCGCGTTGTTTGTGTCGTTCTCAAACCGGCATTCAGTGGCCTTCGGCGAAATGAACACCCCGCCTGTGCCGTTCCGCCTGCGGCCGAACACGATCGGCACCGGATCGCCGATCACGTGCGCAGCCTGCTGCACGTCGAGAGGGTTGTTGCCCTCTGCGCCGCTCTGCTCCGATGGCGTCGGGGTCTGGCCGGCCTGGATCGCCAGCAGGGCCAGGGGGTCGGTGCCGCGGATGAATGAGCTCATAACCGGCACCCCACTCCCATCAGCGCTGTGGTCAGTGTCCGGGGCGGCACCGTTGCACCGACCGGGGCCAGTGCGCTGCCGAGCTCCAGGGTGAACGAGGTGACCGTGGCGGCAGCGCCTACCACCTGGCCGTTGAACTGGGCCACGAGCTCCTGGCCTGCCACTGGGCCAGCAGCTGCGGCGAAATCATCGAACTGGTAGACCTGCAGCTCAGCGACCCAGCCTGCCGCCCGCGCCCGCTCGCACACCACCACGGCCCGGGGTGTGGCGGGGAGCTTGACGCTGATCGCCTGCTCCGTGCCGCTGTCGCCCTCCACGAACCCGTCAGCGATAAACGCCACGTAGTCCCACTGCGCTGAGCTCCAGGTGACCTGCGTGGCCCAGTAGGACTGCCAGCGCTCGCGCACGATCCCCGAGGTGTCGGTGAGCTTGAGGAACTGCGCCTGTGCCCTGGCCATCGCTCAGCTCCACCCCAGCGCGGTGCGCGCCTGTGGTGTGCGCAGGGTGCCCACCACCTGCTCAGCGACCTGCTGCAGGCCCCGTTCAAAATCATCCATCGAGACCCAGCGGGAGCCGTCCTGCTGCTGCATCACCGGGCCCGTGGTGACGTTGATCTGTGGGGATGCAGAACCGGATTCGGAGCGGCTGGAGGCACGCGAAGGGATCACGTCAGCGCCCCGGGCGCCCGCCAGGAAGCGGGAGCTGGCGGCCTGCATCTTGCTGGCGGGGATAATGTACTCATCCTCTCCGCCCTCGCCTACCATTGCCAGGGTGGGGCGGGTCACAACGGCGCCCTGAGCGAAGGCGGGGACGGAGACGTAGCCGAGCTGGGGAATGTCTGGGGCGACGGGAATGCTGTTGTAGCCCCGGATCACATAGTTTACTTTGTCGATCAGGGAATTGATCCCGTTGGCGATGAACTGCATCGCACCGCGGAACACGTTGCGGATCACGTCGATCACATAGGTCCAGACGCCTACCACCCGATTGCGCACGGTTTCCATCGCCCGGGGCAGAAACTCGGTCAGGGTTGACCAAGCGTTGCGGATCGGTTCGACCAGATAGGTTTTGAACGCTTTACCCATGGCAGTCCAAATACCCACCACCGCATCACGCCACGTATCGACGATGCCTTGCAGGGTAGAGAAATCGCCGCTCCAGATCTTGCGGATTTCATTGCCCCATGCCTTAATTGCGCCGGTGAGGGTGTTCAGGCTGACGGTGACGATGCCCACCACCGCATCCCACAGCCGCACGAACGGCTCGCGGGCGAACTCCGTCCACTTCCACAGCCAGGAGACAAAC